TAGTTGAGTCGTCCCCACCAAAGTATGGCATATTTAACCACGAGCCGATATCTCCTCTGTCTGCTAATACTTGTCTTTGTTTAGGGAATATTTCTAAACCACCATAACCTAATCCTGCTGAGATTTCCCTTAATTTGTCTTGCATATCACCAGCCTCCACAGGCTCTGATACAAAAAGCAGTATGTGTGCTCCACCACTTTTACTTCTGCAAACCACCAATGGCAGTTTTTGACCCTCTATTTTTTCTACTAGCTCAGCCAAATCTAAAGGATACACATCTACATCTATACAACCCCAATGACACATGTTATCATCGTCAATGGGGATAACACCTAACCCATATTCTCCTTGTAAGTGTTTTTCCCACAGCTCCACAGATGGTCCAGAGGTTTTAACAGTAATGGCTTTACCTTGTTTCTTACCATCTCCTCTGTTTTTAATAACTTCAAAATTACCATGTGCTCTTTGCGATCCCTTAAACAGCTGAGAAAAACTCTCTGCTATTTTTATCATAATTATATCTTATATCATGCTCGATGTTGTAGAGTACCGAGCAAACTCTTAAGACCATAATTAAAACGGAGTGTCTTCGTTAGCTGTCTTTATAGAACCAGAATTTACATTCTGACTAAACTGTTTAGCAGCAGAATATATAAAACTATCATCACTGCCTAACTGTTCGTCCATAGCTACATCCCAACCATACCATGATCCTTGATCATTTTGTTCTATCACAGAAGTTAATTTATATTTGTGAGAAAACGTAGGTGGTGTAAACACATTACCATCTTTTGTTCTTATTTTAAGACCAGACATTATAGAATTCCACTTTTTAGATTTCTTAAGTTGGCTACCACCAAAAGCAATTATTGCTTGGCTAAACCCTCCTACATCATCTAGTATAAGAACATAATGATTGGCTGTAGTTGCTATTAGATTACCATTTTCTAGATAATCTTGACCCTTGTCACTTCTAACAACTTTACTTAATATTTCAGAACTGTCGTGTACACCTGCTAGACCTTTTCTATCAGGCAACCACTCTAAAAAATTACGTTTATACGCCACTGGTACTACTGTGACACCCTCTGCACCCTTGTACAATGTATTATCTACAGTATTAAATATATCCCCCTGTTCACAACCAGCTATATGTTTACCATCACGAGCATTAACTTGTGGGCTCATAGCCTGTATTATTCGCAAGAACGGAATGGCTAAATCTTCTGAAGACACATTCTCCAGACCAGAATTAGCATCTGCCATCATGTCATTAACATCTAATGACAATTCAGTTTTTTGTTTCTTTGTTATTGGTTTTTTTACTTCATCATTCATTTTTATTTATCCTTTAGTTATTTTAGTTTTTTGACCTACATAAACATTGAAGACATCAAACGGGAGGTCTGTACCGTTTTCTACCTGTTCACGTGCAAACGCTTTAAGAGTCATAGGCTCTACCCAACGTTTGTTCGTAGGAGCGTACCCTTGAGCAATTAAACTCTCAGATACAGAAACAGCAGATTCATCTTCGCCTCTACCAAACTGTACAGAGATAACATTTTTAATAATGTCCTCATGTCCATTTTGTTTGAGCCAAGCAAATGCTTCTGCTTCTCTTTCCTTTCCTATACGTGCAGAATAAAACTGCTGTACAGAAACTTTTGAACCATCTGCTAATTTAATCTCCGACAGATTACATTCACGCATAGCATCTGGTAATTTTTGTTCTACTATATCTTTTAATTTTTTCTTTTCGTCAGCCAAGTCTTCTTCTTTTTGTCTGACCACTTCTTCTAACCTTAATTGTTCTTGAGCCCAAAAAGATACTTCTTTTAAACTATCGTTTTGTGGTGTGTTATCCATGTTAGGTGCAGCATCTTCTTCCCATACATTTTTTAAATCTGACATAATCTCCCTCTATTTAAACTCTACTTCGACTGGAAAATATTTATATTCTCTATTGTCCCATTTGAGCATATTAACTTTATTAGTGTTCATAGCAGCATAATGTGTTGCTATACCTATTGAAACTGGATCTCCGACTAATAAAAGATAGTCATCTGGTCCAAAAAACTCTAATGCAGAACGGATCTTACTGACTGCTTCTTCAGTCGAGAACATTAAATTAGTTTTTGGTGGCAGGAGAAACTCAAGTTCACCGTAATTAGTAGCAGCAAGTAGATTCTTGCCTGGAGTTTCTTGTATTGCGTAGACTTTTGACATTCTTAATTCTTCCTCTAGTTTCTATCTATCTATGATCATATATAATCTTTCTTAAAAAGTAAAGCGGAAATATTATTACTTCATGAAAAATTATTTTCTTGATCATGATACGTTAAAAATTTTCAAAAAGCTAATATGCTAATATGATAGCAAGCAAAGACAGTTATACAAAGGTCAGGAGTCGTATTACCTTTATATATTAGACACCTATTACCTAGTCCTTTACTATTGTATATTTATACGTTATGATTTGCGATAACTATAAGAAAGGAGAGTTTATGAACATATTCTACGTATATAAAGACCCAGCACATGCTGCTATCTGTTTACCAGATAAACTCGTCGTTAAAATGCCACTAGAGTCTGCTCAAATGTTAAGCACTGCTCATCGTGTTTACAGTGGCGAAGACTATTGTGACGAAAAAGGTATATATAAAACTGCTTATAAAAATCATCCGTGTACTATATGGACTAGAGAGTCTAAACAAAACTATCGTTGGTTGTATTATCATTTTTACGCATTGTGCCAAGAATATCAATTTAGGTATAGTCGTGAACATATGTCATACACTAAACTTAACGAAGAACTAGCTAAAGTTCCTGAGTCTATGCCTGATATAGGATTAACTCCTATGCCACAAGCTATGCCAGATGAGTATAAAAATGACGATCCTGTAAAAGCCTATCGTGATTATGTGGTTAATGAAAAAACTTACGCACAATGGAATAAAGTACCTTATAGACAACCACATTGGTGGAGTACAGTATGACACAAGCATTCGTATTTAAAACTGAACCGTATGAACACCAACTGACAGCATTACAAGAAAGTTGTGATAAAGAAAATTACGCATATTTTATGGAGATGGGGACTGGTAAATCAAAAGTATTAATAGATAACATAGCACATTTATACACTAAAAAGAAAATAAATGCTGTTGTTATAGTTGCACCAAAGGGTGTGTATCGTAATTGGGCACAAAGAGAAATACCTATACATCTACCAGACCATATAGATAAACAAGTATATTTGTGGACAGCTAGTGAATCAGCTAAATCTATAAAAGAAAGAGAAGATTTATTGAACAACTCACCTGAACTAAAAATATTGGTTATGAATGTAGAGGCGTTAAGCACTACGAAAGGTGTTAAGTTCGCATGGAAATTAATAGCTAATAAAGATACGTTAATGGCTATCGATGAAAGTACAACTATAAAAAATCCTGGAGCTAAACGCACTAAAAACATAATTAAAATAGGTAAGTATTGTTATTATCGTAGAATATTGACTGGGTCACCTGTGACTCGATCTCCGTTAGATGTGTATACACAATCACAGTTTTTAGATCCTGCTTTATTGGGGTTTAGTTCTTATTATGCATTTAGAAATCGTTATGCGTTGTTAGTAGACAGACAAGCAGGTGGCAGGAGTTTTAAGCAAGTTGTCGGTTTCCAGAATCTAGATGAACTTAATGAACAGTTGCAAAAATTTAGTTATAGAGTACTAAAAGAAGATTGTTTAGATTTACCAGACAAAGTGTACATAAAACGTGAGATAGAGATGTCACCTGAACAGAAAAAAGTGTATAAAGAAATGAAAAAATATGCTATTTCTGAGTTATCAGGCATAGGCACAGTTTCTGCATCTTCAGTAATTACGCAAATAATACGTTTACATCAGATATCTTGTGGTTTTGCATCTACAGATGATAGTGAAATAAAGGATATACCCAACAGTAGAACTGATGAACTAATGCAAATATTAAGTGAGACTGAAGGAAAGGTTATTATATGGGCAAACTACAGACACGACATACAAAGATTGTATAAACTTATATGTAAAGAGTATGGTGAAGATTCTGTAGGAACATATTATGGAGACACTTCTGATACAGATAGAGAACAACTTATAAATAAATTTCAAGATAAAAATAATCCATTGCGTTTCTTTATAGGTAATACACAAACAGGTGGGTACGGTATAACACTTACTGCTGCAAACACGGTTGTGTATTTTTCTAATAATTATGATTTAGAAAAACGTTTACAGTCAGAAGACCGTGCTCATCGTATCGGTCAGACTAATAAAGTCACATATATAGACATAGTTTGTAAAGACACAGTTGACGAAAAGATAGTACAAGCGTTAAGAAACAAATTAAACCTAGCTCAGACAGTTTTAGGCGAAGAGGCTTGGGAAGACTGGTTATAGTCGATTGCACAGAGTCTTTAGTTGTAGTTATACCTTACCAATTTAATTTAGAACGTCTGTGCGAACGACTATTATTGGCTATTCTATTACTTCTAATAAACTCGGATCTATTTCTGTGCTGTACCTTAAATCTGGACCAACACGCAGTTTTAATTCTGAAATTAGTTTAGGATTATCTAAATATTTTTTATAGTCTCCGTATGCGTATTGGTCTGGAAAAGTTTCACCTGTAAATTGTACATTACCGTATTGATTAAAAGCAGGATTTGAGCCTCCTTGCTCTGCTCGTATAAACTCCCCTCGTAAAAATGCTTTATCAAAGTCTAATCCCATCTGTTCTAATGTTCTGTGATCCATTGTTATAGTAGGTATTTCTGTTGGACCTTTTCTTGATTTTATATAGCTATCTCGAGCTTCTCTTGTCATGTCTAAAAAAGGATTATTTTTATTTGAGGCAACATTTTTACCTGCTGTTATTGGTGTTTTATCTACTATGTCTATAATTGAGTCATCAAAAACAGAATAATAAATATCTCCAACGTTTTTGCTTTTAACTGTGCTGTATGTTGTATCTCTTTTTAACGCTTTTATACCATAATTAGAAAAAACTTCTTCAGGAACTTTACCTACTTCTTCTAAATTATCCATCACGTCTTTCCATCCTCTTGTTTTTGATTTATCAATGGGTCGTAAATTAAAATCATCTATAATCGCATCCATTTTAGATTGAACTACAGGAGTTTGATTATCGTATGCTCTAGCTACGTAAATCTGATCAGGAGATATATTTATTTCAGTTTTGTATAGTGTGGGATTAGGATTACCACCACGTCTTCGTATTACATCGTCTACTTGGTCTTTGTTCCACATCTTTTTAATTTTAGATGCATCTAAATCTGTGTATATGTCACCGATACTTCTCTCAGGAGAAAAATATAGACCATACCCCATATCTCCCTTACCAGCTTTATCTATGTCGAATTTATCAAAGTTTTTTCCAGATCCATGATACAGAGTAAGTTTCTCTGTTGGAGCTTCGTTTCAGGTACTACCTCTGCTTGCTGCTATTTCTGCTCGTAGTTTATTTATTCTAGCATCAAGAGCAGAAAGTTGTTTTGGTGTCATGTATTGATATTCAGTTTCTCTTTCTCTCATTAACTTTTTTAAAATTTCTGGTTTATTTCCTAAATTACTGCCTCCACGACTACCACCTCCACCTCCAGGAATACTATCATCCATTCTAGTGTTTACTCTGTTCATTAAACTGCCTATACCTTTTTCTAAAGTTTTACTACCAACTCTAGCAGCATCAACAACAGAACCCACTAATGGAAGCATACTAGCTTGAGCTATTGCACCTGAAGCTCCAAAACCTACCATATCTCCATATCTTCCTTCTTGTCTAGCTTTTTTAGTTTTATCAAAAAAATCTGCACTTTCTACAAAAGCGATAGCATCCCCAACTCCTGGAGTCATGTATAACATCATTTGCTCTGTAAACGGAAGTTGTGTAAAAGATTGATACGCAGCCATAGGGTCACCAGCTGCAATATTGTCTAAAACATTTTGATATTGTTCACTTTTAGTTGCCATAATTATATGATCTTATATTTTTATACATAAGTAAAGGAGTTAACAGTTCCAATCTCTACGTGCCCAATAATTAGCACTACATCTATCTGTAGTACCACTTATGCCACCACTCCTAGCACAATAACTTTTCTTTCTACTTTTGTCACCAGGATGTTTACCTAATTTTTTATCCCCAAAAGTTATACGTTTTACACGTCCTCCGTCACTGCTACAACCTTTTACGAAAACAACTTTACGTTTTTTACCATATCCAGGTTCGCCTTTACGTATAGCTCTAGGACTATTTAACGTCACTTTTTTACCTTTAAATTCTGCCATATTATTTTCTCCTGAATGGATTAAGTGCTTCAATACCAAATCTTGGTGTGTCTAAAAACATTGGTGTATTTTGATTTATGAACATTTCTTCTTGTCCTCCTCCTACACCACCTATTGATGGTGGTGGCACCATAGGTGGTAGCATTGGTGGATCATACGGTGGTAGTATCGGTGGTTCTTCAGGTGGCAACATTGGTGGATCGTACGGTGGTAGCATCGGTGGTTTGTACGGTGGAAAAATCGGTGGACCATCTATGGGTGGGTAATCTATAGGTGGTTTGTACGGTGGAAAAATCGGTGGACCATCTATTGGTGGACCATCTATTGGTGGACCATCTATTGGTGGATCTTTAGGAGGTGGATCATCAGGAGGTGGAGGTGGAGGTGGATCATTAGGTGGATCAGAGGGGGGAGTTGATGTACCACCCAACAATCCAGCAAACGCATTAGCCTGTTGATTTGCTAAATTTTGTGCAGCATTATTTACCTGCATATTTCTTTCTTGTTGTTGCTGTGATTGTCGTTGCAAGTTTGTTGGAGGTCTATAAGTGTTTACTAATGTTTGTATTCCCTCAGGTTTTTTAAATGGATCTTTAGGGAATCTAGGAGGCATTGGATCTCGACGATAATTATCATCTATAATTGTCACGTTATCTCCTGCACCACCACCTATATATTGTCTGCTAGATGGTGCTATAGTTCCATAGTTTAATCTACCTTTAACATTTTTAATCAGTTTTGCTATTGACATTATTCTGTATCCTCATCAGTAAAGTTATCATAATAGTTGTACATTCCATTTTGAAACTTTAACATTTGTTCTTGCCTAAACTCTTCTCTAAACTCTGGTCTCATGTTAGATTCTCTTTCTACTAAAGCTAGTACATCTGCGTGTAAATTAGTAGCAGCAAAACCAACGTCTCTTGCAGATTTGTTTTCTATAATAGTAGTTAAATATCTTAATGTTTTAGGATTAGATAATAAACTTCCAACAACATTTAATTTAAGCATAATACCTAAATTTTGTAGAGGATTTAATGCAACATGTTGTACAGCTATACTACCACCTTGTTGTCCTGGTTTAGTAGTTAAAAATGCAGCTTTTTCTGCAAATTCCTCTAATGCTTGTGCAGTTTCACTTCCGAACACCGATTTAATTTTAGCTGGTTGTCCTTCTTTTTGTAAAAACGTTAATAGTTTTTGTCCATCTAAAACTGCTGCAACTGGACTTTCTTTTCCTGTGACAAATGCTTTATCTAAAATATTTTGCATGTATGCAGATTTAAATTTTAAAAACTCATCAGACTCTTTACCAAAATAGTTTTGAAATGCTACTATATCATCTGTTTTAGCTCTATTAATTAACCAAGGAATAACTTCCTCAGATGAAAAATTACCTATGTTTTTATTAAAATTATTATCTAAAAAATCATATCGTTGATTTACGCTTTTTACGTATTCATCAACTTCTTTTATGAATATTCCAGGTTTACCATCCGCAAGTGATTTATTTAATGTAGCAGATATTCTTCTCATGTCGTTTGCAGGTACGAATGCCATAGTGTCATTAAGTTGTGTTAATGCTTTTTTGACTGCAGGAGCAGTTTCACCATATAAAAAATTATAAGATGTTCCCATATTTTTTATTTCAGATAACATACGTGCTGCACTAAATTGTCCATTAATATCAGTTGCGTTAGTGAGCATACTATCGTAATGTGCTGCACGCAACAATAGTTTAGTTGCTGCAGGATCATCAGTAGCATTTATAAAATCTTTTATTTTTTGTGGAGAGTTTTTAGATATAATTTTACTTAAAACTAAATCTGGCTCTATATTATCTTTTTTAGTTAAAATTTGTACAATTCTATTATCAAACCGAGTTATACCATCTGCATAATGTTGTTTAGCTTCAGCTAATTTTTTTAAACCTATTTCTATATTTTTTAGTTCTGCTTCATTAGTTATAACTCTGTTTCCTAATACTGTGTTTCCTTCTGCATCAATATATCTAAACCCTTTTACACCATTGTTTATAGCTACATCAAATGCATCATTTGCTGCGTTTTTTAATAAGCCAAACTGTTTTGTGTCAAAACCTTTCATAAGATCAGGATCATAACTAGCTTCTGTAAACAATGTTCTGTATGTTGCCATTTGTTTGGCAGATATATAATCTGGAGTATTAGCTATATCCTCTAACATTTTAACCACTTGATCATTGAAACCTGCTACAATTTTTCCATCAGTTGTTCTAGGTACGTTCGCTAACAGTTCAGCAGCAACATTTTTTAATGGTTGTGTTGGAATTATTTTTCTGCCTTTTAATATTGCGTCAGCTTCGTGATAAAGTCCAGCAGACGAAAGTCTAAAATCATCAAAAGCATTAAGTACGTTATCTTTTAACGTAGTGCCAACATCATCTAAATTTTGACCTGCTACAACTCTTTTCTTTAGGCTTAAAGTTTCATCGTCGATAGCTTTTAGTAAATTTGCTAATGAAAGTTCTGCAGCTTCTTCTGTAGCAGTTTTAGCACCATTTACTTTTGCCTGTATGATTGCACCGATTTGTTCCTCATTTAATTTAGGAAAAACTTTGTTCATAAATGGATCAAAAGGTTCTATTCCTTGCTCAGTTAGAAATCCATTTATTCGATCAGTCATGTATCGCACGTTTGTCACATTTTTCTGTTGATTATAGCCAAATAACTCTTCTGCAAAACCTGCAAACCTGCCTAATATTTTTCTATTAGTTGCTTTATATGCATCTGGTATAGCTCCTTCATCTAAAAGTTCTCTAACTAAAGTTTGTGTTGCTCTTGCATCTGGACCACTCGCAGCATCTACTCTAGGAGCATACGTATATGTTTTAAAATTTAATAAACCTCTTTCTCCTGTAGGAACTCTAACTTCTCCAGGTGAAAAAACTATTTTTCCACCTTTTAATACAAATCTACCACCAAACTCTCCAAACATTCCTAACCCAGCTTCTACTGCAGCATCTCTACTAACTTCTCCAAACGTTTGATCCTGTAAACCTAACCCTGTTTCAAATCCTTCTTCTGCATATTTAGCAGTACCTGTTGCTGCACCAGTTGCTAGAACTGCAGGCATAAGTCCATAGCTTCGCATCGCGATACTTGCTAGTATTGCTGCGACTATTTCTGGTGCAGAACCAGCCATATCTGATATATCTTCTCTTTCAAAACCATCAGGATTGTCAATAATCAATGGTTGATCACCTGGAGATGCACCTGCTGTTTCTCTATATTCTGGCATAATAGCATATCTACCATATTTATCCATTGACCATCCTTGACCTTTACCAGCTCCTAGAAAATTAGTCAGAAATGCTTCTTTTTCTGCACCTGTATCCATAAAACTCATTTTTCTTCTAAGCCTAGCATTAGGTAATCCTGAGTAATCAAAACGATCGTCTCGCATACCTTTCATAATATCAGAAACGGTTTCTTCCATAGGGAAACTGCCTGTACTAGTTAGCACAGGAACTTTGGAGTCCATGCCTCCACCTGGAATAAAAGTTGATGTTGTTCCAGTTCTGCCAACTATTTGTTCTCTCGGCACTCCTGTTAAACGAGCTTCCATGTCTATTAGTTGATTTTTATTTAACTGACTTAAAAACTCTTTTTGACTTGCAGCATCTAATTGCATATAATTATTAAATATATCGTCAGTTATGTCAGATACGTATGGTCTTGTGCTCATGTTTCTTGTTTATTCTTAAGACTTTCTGATAAATCTAGTAATCTTTGTATTTCTTCTTTATTGTCTATACCTATGCCTGGAGCGTCTGATGGATACTCTATAGGTCTATAATTACCTTTTATTTGATTATCTATAACTGCTCTTTCTCTCGCTATAACTTCGTTTATTTCTGCTAAACGCAACATAGCTTCATCTATATTTTTAAAACTTCTACCCTCTATAAATTGTTTTACCATTTCTCTGTCTTTATCTGTAAATCTTTCTTCTTTTATAATTGCTTTTATCATATCGATTTCTGCTACATTGCTGATCACACTAGCCATTGTTCTTTCAATAGGTATGTCAAAACCAACAAGATCTGATATTGCTCTAACAGCAGGAGCATTTAAAACTTCTCCTCCTACTCCTGTGACAAATTGAGGTGCTGCATTGTATATTTGTTCTATTATTTTCATTTTGTTAGCTAATGAATCTAATGCCATCGCACTTCTAAGTACGTCTGGAGGCACTGTAGGTAAAACCATTTCAGGAACTTCTATAATTTCTGCTACTCTATCATTAGCTATGTCTAATCCTATACGCTCAGCAAACTCTCTAGGAGTCACGTTTACAAACGGTGTTTGTTGTTTTAATGTGTCTAATGCTCCTGTTTTTTCTAATTTTTGTTCTGTTGTTGCTTTATATAAACTAGCGTATAGATTTAATTGATCTAATTTTTTGTCTTCATTAAAATCTATTAACATATCCATATAGTTGTCTGAAGCCATAGATGCTATAGTGGCTTTGTTTAACTGGTCTCCTGAGTCTCCATACGCGTCATCTATAGTAAATAAACCATTATCTTTTTTCTTCACAAGTAGTCGAAAATCATTACCAGCCTCTATAAATGCCTGTACACTATCTGCTGTGTATGTTTCTAAAAGTGTCATATAGTCTGATAACTCTGCTTTACCGTCTTTTGTATCAGCTATACGTACTAATTTAGAAATATCACCAGTGTCTTCCCATTCTTTTACACTTTCAGAAGTAAATAGTTTTAAATACTCTATCATCGCATCTTTACCGTCTTTACCTTTAGGTAATCTAATTAAATCACCGTAATTTCCACTTTCACTGAATGCTGCTACAGACTCTGCAGTAAAGTTTTCTAATAATTCATTATTGTCAGGCATTTCTTCTATTAATTTTAAATCAGCTATTCTACCAGTTTTTGAAAATTTATCTAAAGATTCAGGAGTCACTTGACCTAACAGATCTAACAGATCTCCTGCTTCTGGTTGACGCTTCATGTATAATTCTAACGCTTTGTCTTTAATTTCCTTTTCGAATGCAGCTTTAGCTGCAGCGTCTGCATTACGTTTGTTAAACATAAATGAAGCAGTTTTACCTTTAGCTTGTAAATAGGCTTGTCTCCAATCTCCAGGTTCATTCATCATAAATGTACCGAATACAGTAGCAGGTAATGCCCACTCAGGAATACTTTCTTTATTATCTCCTTCTGTGTACATAGAGCGTATAAACTCTTCTACTGCTGGTAAACCACCTGTATCAATAATATCTGATAAATTACGATATGCATCTGCTTTTTCTTCTATTAAACCAGGAGCATTATCTAATGCTAATGCACCAACAGCACGTATGCCATCTTCTTCATCTCCTGCTTCAGCATTGTCGAGTACAGCTTTAGTTTCATCTTCTACTGCTTCTTTAATTTCAGGTGGCATTTTAGCTGACTCATCTAAAAATATTTCTGGCTGTATTATGTCCGTTAAATTTAAGTTTAAACTTGGTAAGTCACCAGCCTCAAGATATTCTACAGGTGCAAACTCAGGAGTTATCATTTCATTTACACTTGGCATCTCAGGTGGCATAGGTGGCATTCCTGGTCTTTCTACACCTCCGAGGCTATCATATTGTTCTATAGCATCTCTTAATATTTTTGGATCAGTGTCTATACTGAGGTTAAAAGGGTCGATTATATTTCCGTCTTTATCTACTGCCATATTTTTCCTATGCGTTCATGAATGTTTGTCCTAATGCGTTAGTAAAACCACCTAACGCAGAACTGTTATAATCTATTCCAGGAGTTCCAGTGGTCTGTGTGACACTTCCTCCACCTAATGGACCAATACCTTGAGCAATACCTGAATATTGTCCTAATAAATTAGCAGGTAAATTATACTGTCCTACAAAGTTTTGATAAGCTAGATCATTTGCTGCTTGATTCATAGCACGATTTGCACCACCTACAGAACCAAGTAAACTTATGTCTCCTCTTTGTAGTTGACCTAAATTATTACCCATAGCACCAAATCTACCACCTGTACCTTGCATCAATCCTGCACCTTGTAAACCTAATGCACCTAAATTAGATCCTAAATTGCCTAACGTGGCACCACCCATCTGTCCTAATCCAGCTATTCCACTTGCTACATTCTGTCCTAAATTAACTCTTTGATTAGTTAATCCTGCTTGTATACCACCTAAATTAGCTAAAGCATTACCACCAGCTTGACCAAAATTAGCTAATTGATTAGCTAAATTCTGTCCTGCCATAGCTTGTTGGCCTGCTAAACTTCCTAAACCACCTGCTATATTACCTAATTGACTTGCAGCTGCAGCTTGTCTTCTTTGTTGATTTTCAAAATTTTGTGCAGCTTGTTGTTGTGCTTGTTGGAATCCACCTGCACGAATACCACTTACAGCATCTATTTCTGCTTCTCTTTGTGCTTCTGCTAACTCACCTGCTTGTAGTCTAGATCTAGACCCTCCGAATGCACCACTTGCTATTTCTCTGGCTCTTCTTCCTTGATCAGCTACAGAACCACGATCTCGTATATCGCTTAATGTTCTTTGTACAACTTGGTCTTCAAAAGGATTCATGTAAGCAGACGCACTTCTTGGATCAAACTGTTGTGTTGCACCTAACGAAGTTCTAGCTGCATCTTGCAACGTACCTCTTGCTGTTAAATTAGAACCACCTAACTGACTACCTAGTAGACCATATGAACCTCTAGCTGCTGAAGTTGCGTCACCTAAACCAGCTAACGACATATCTGTACCTTGTCTATATAAATTTTCAGCTTGTCCAAAACCTCTATCTTGAAGTCCTTCTAAACCTCTATACCTCATTCCTGCTTCATCTAGACCAGCTAATGTTCTATCAGCACCTGCTCTTTGCAGTTGAGCTGCTTGATCCAGCCCACCTATACCTCTGTCTAAACCACCTTGTAAAAGTTCTTGTTGTCTGTTTAAATAAGGTATATAACTACCTATTGCTTGATCAGCAAGTTCAAAACCAGCAGTTTCTCTTGGATCAAACCCAGCTATACGTTCTCCTTGATACGTAAACGGTGTTGCTCCAGGTTGTCCAAGTGTGCTGAACTGATTCAACATAGACTGATTTAATAGAGGGAAAAGTCCAGGAACTCCTGATCCTGCACCTCTACCTGCTAAAAAATCTTGTATATATTGAGGGGGAAGTGATTGTGATACTGTGTTTTGTTGTTCTGCCATTATGCCATACTCTCGAATTTATCCATTAGTGCATACATAGTGTTCGCACCTTGATTTATATCTCCATTACCAGCACCACGCACTGCGTCTGCTGTCATTACAAACTCATTATTAGATAATTTAGCGTTAATCATATCGTCTTTTTCTCCTCCTGGACCACTGACTTTTCCTCCACCTTCATGG